GCCAAGCCTGCCGCACCGCTGCCGTAGATGATCCCGAAAGAGATCCCCTTGGCTGCAGAGCGCAGCTCGTAGTCAGCCTGTATCGACTTGTCGATCTTGCGACCGGCGCGTAGCGATGCGACCTCGCCGTGCACGTCGCCTGTCACGCAGTCGTGCAGCAGCTGCTCGTCTCCGGTCAGCAGGGCCAGCACCTTGAGCTCGATGCCGCTGTAGTCGAGGCTGACCAGCAGTTTGCCCGCCGGTGCCTTGAACGACTGGCGCACGCTGGTGAACTCGCCCAGCAGTTCGCGATCGCGGGGCAGCTGCTGTGCGTTGGGTCGGCTCGAAGAGAACCGGCCAGTGACAGCGCGGGCGATGTTGTAGCTGGGGTGGATGCGGCCATCGTGGCTGTTCTCCGCCATCGTGATCAGCTTGGTGCCAAAGTTGCGCAGGTACTGATTGATGGTGATGCGGTCGGCAAGGTTCAGCCAGAGCTCACCGAAGACAGGGACGCCTGCGTTGAACGCGATCGCCGACATCTTCTTCAGCTCAGCCACCTTCATCTGCAGCTCGCCGGTCTTCTCGGTGCGCGACCAGTAGGCCAGCCATTCGTCTGGCAGGATGCGGCTGAAGAAGTCAGACAGCTGGCGGCCACTGTTCAGGTTGGCGACGTCGCTCTCGGGCAGGTAGCCCCTGATGATCTTTTCATAATGGACGAGCTTGCTCTCCCATATCCCGACCAGCTCCGTGTGCCGCTTCTTGTCCAGAAGCAGACCGGTCTGCTGCATCTCGTGCACAGGTACCACAAGGTCGTCGAACATTTGCTGGGCCTCACGCACAGAGGCAGGGGCCTCGTCCAGCGTGGCCATCCAGTGCTGCCACAACTCCCATGTGACGATGGCGTCGTCGGCTGCGTAGTTCAGCTGCTCTTCGCTCAGCTCAGGTGCCGACCAGTTGGACAGCTGCTGTTCTTTGGATAGGTCTTTGTTCATGTCCGCCTTGAGCATCTTCTCGAGGGACATCTGATCGCCGCCCATGCGGGCACGGCGTGCGTTGGCGACATCGATGACGCGCACCTGCGGTGCGTCGGCATGGTCAAACCATTTGTATTCGAAGCCCGCGTTGAAGGCGATCCATGTCGCGTCTTCAAACCACTCGGCGTAGGCATCGAAGCTGCCGCCCTCGAGTGCCCAGAAGTCGATCACGGCCCAGACCGCGTCGTTGCAGATCTGCCCAAGGCGCACCTTGCTGGTCTCGACATCGAGGCCGGTGGTCTCGAAGTCCAGCGCAGCCAGCTCGGTGCCTACCAGATCAAGCACGCGCTCGAGGCCTTCCTCGGTCGTGATCATTTCCCATTGGCGTTCAGTCATCGTACTCTCCTGTGGTCGGGTGGGTGGCGGCAGGCCCGAAGGCCTGCCCCGTTGTCTTAGGCGCGGCGAACGCGCTTCTTGGCCTTCACCGGCTCTGGTGCTGGCTCTTCTTCTTCCTCGACCTCTTCACCCATGATGCGCTCTTGCGCCTCTTCTTCGGTGATGAACTCGATCACTTTGAAGACGGGCTTGAAGTTCCACTCACCCTGCGCCAAGAACTTTTCCTTGGTGAACAGGAAGACAGGCACAGACGCATCAGGGCTGGCACCCATCGCAGCTGTAACCATCTTCTTGATGGAGCCACGACCAGACTTCGTGTTGCTCTCGAACGAGTATTGCTTCCCGTCGTAGCCCATGAAGTCGAAACCAGACGAAGGCTTCCAGCCATCCTGCGCGCGATCGACCTTGTGATCTTCGAGATCCTTCTCGGCGATCGCGTCCTGTGGCTTGAAGGCCGACCACTTCTTGCGGCTTTTGACATCGCCGTTCTTCCAGCAGACCCAGCCCTTGAAGATGGTGGGCGTCAGGAAGATGAACTCCTCCTCGATGTCCAGCTCTTCGCGGTCCTGACCATAGGTCAACTCACCGGACTTGCCGGAGAAGTAGACATAATCGACGCCATCAGAACCTGTCTTGTCATCGTCATCGAACGACGAAGCCAGTGCCTGACGCGCAGCGTCATCCATTGCGAGGGACGGCAGCTGTGCTGCCAGTGTTGTTAGATCGTTACCCATTTTGTATCCTTACATATTACGGGGTTACTATTTTACTGTGAGGATCTCCGACGGAGCCCCACGGTACGGTTCGAGATCGACACCTTGGCAGTGATCTTTCACCACCTTGGCATAGCTGATGCTACCCGCACGGGTGCCAAGCTTAACGGCATGACCGTCGACCTCAAGGGTGGTCATGCCATTACGCTGCAGAATTGCTTTGATTAGCTCTCCTGCAGACGTCTTGCGTGCCTTCGCTTCTTCCTCTGCGGTTTTCGCGACGACAAATTCGTTGACTTGGACGGTGAGATCACCGCCGTCTTTCTTGCCCTGTCCGGTGCTGCTGCCAGCACCGTCCACACCGCACACCTCGTTGAAGGGGCAGCGCTGCTTGCACTCGGACTTGTTGCGGGTCTCGACGCCCTCACGCGGCAGCTTGCTGGCAGACTTCGCCTTCAGCAACCGGCTGGCCCGAGGGGCAAGGCGATCGCCTGCCTTGTCAGCACGGGGCACCTTGTGCTCTATGATGTCGTTGAAGTTGGACGCGCACATGTAGACGACCTTGCAGTATTTGATCGGGTGCCCGCCGAGCTCTGGCAGATCCCCCTGCTCAGCCATCTCTGCCATCAGGGCCGCGCCCAGCTGGACCTGTGTGATGTGCTCTTCCTTCGGTAGGTAGGCACGGTTCACGCGGGGGTCGATCGTCTTGAACTCGACAGCGATCCACCCGTCATCGTGGTCTGTGTCCCAGACCAGTCCGTCAGGTGTGCAGCTCAGCATGCGTTCGTCATCGCGCAGCTGCAGCTGCTCTTCACCGGTGAAGCACATGGGCACGTTGGCAGCCTGCAGACGGGATACCATGTATGTCTCGCCAGCGTTGCCGCGACGGGCATAGCCCCAGTCTTCTGGCTTGTCCTTCTTGGCACCGTTCTTGCTGTACCACTGCTTCCGAATGCAGGTGCCTGCCTCTGATGCGTTCATGTACTGGGCACGCACCTTTGGGTCGAACTTCTTGCGGGCGTCGATCGCGTCGGCGCCGGTGCGGATTGCGTCACCGAGGTTCATTCGCCATCTCCCAACATCTCTTCGATCTTGATCATCGCCAGCGCGATGGTGGCGCGGTTTAGGGTGCCCTTCAGTTCATCGATCAGGTCTTCTTGTGCACGGGTGGTGTCGCGAGCCTGCTGCAGCTGGTCGCGCAGCATCGCGCCTTCATGCCGTGCGTCAGACCGGCTCAGGCGCAGTTTGCTATACATCCCTGCAATCATCGCGGGGTCCATCTCTCGGATGTCGTCCACGGTCAGCGGGATGTCCATTACGTCGTTGCTCATGTTGTTCTCAGTGGACATTTTTGTTCTCCAGTTCATCGGTTATAATCTTCAGTAATGTCGCCTTGTATTCTGCGCTCTGGTTCTCCGCTACCCGCTGAGTGAGATGCTGTATCAGCACCACAGCTGAGCACGCGGGGCACACATCCAAAGCACGGCCTAGCTGCTCTCCTGCCTGCATCATACCATCTACAAACATATCCAGTTTTTGTTGGTCATGCGGGTCACCTCCTCCTCCACCACCACCGTGGTCGGGTGCTTCATCAAATGGCATGGTCTATTCCTCTTACTGGGACGCACTGCAGGCGCAGAGCGTGTGCTTTACCGGACCATACGGCCCCTTTGATGCTGAACCTGCACCGTTGGATGAAGTCGCCAGCCTGCCATTCCAGCAGGGTGACGAGTGTGCCCATGGTCCATGTGTCTGGGCGGCAGGGCAGACCGAGCGTGTGGTCCGACGCCTTGAGGTCGAAGCCGGTGATCAGAAATGTGTCCCCGACCTGCGCCCCTGCGTCGATGTGATCAGCAAGTGACGGCATCACTCTTTCCCTTCGATGGCGTCGCCCAGCACAGCGTGGCTGCGGCGTTTGCGTGCGGCGATCGATGCCACAGCTTTGTTCAGCTTGGTGTCGGCGAACAGCGTATCGACGTGAACAGGCTTCTCTTGGCCCATCCGGTGAAGGCGGGCATAGAACTGATCCATGATCGCGGGGCTCCAGTCTTCCTCGACGACAACGATGTTGTTGCCACCCTTTTGCAGGTTGAGGCTGACGCCCATGGCACCGATCTGGCCGACGATGCAGTCAAGCTCGCCACTGTTCCATGCCTCGGTGATCGCCTCTTTGCGGGCGCCAGAAGTGCGGCCATCGATGATGGCGGTGCGGAAACCCTTGAGCTCTTCGAACAGACCGTCGATGACGTCGGTGTGCCATGCGCCTGCGATGACAGGCAGGCCACTCTCGATGCGCTCGGAGATGAAGCCAGCGGCTTCCTTCACCATGCCCATGCCGATCATGCGGCGCACTGTTGCCAGTGCCTCGTCGTCAGACTTCATTGCCTTCTCGATCTCGGCAGGTGACATCTTATCCAGTGCCTTGAGCATGTCACGCATCTCGCTGCGGTTGGACAGCTCGACGCAGTAGCGGGTATGGGTCAGGGCAGGCATTGCCTCCCAGACGTCATCTAGCGTGCGCCGTGTCGCGACCTTGGACAGTATCTCTCCCAGCACCTTTTCATTCTTCGAGCCCACGGTGACCTTCTTAGGGAACCGCATGCCGGTGAACTTCTTGGACTGCACGATGCAGAATTGCATGTTGAACCGGTCCACGCCCAGCCCACCGCAGATCTTCTTGAGCTCGTCAGGTGCGGCGTGCACCATGAACGGGATCAGGTCATCGTTCCAGCGGGTCACAGGTGTACCGGTCAGCAGCCAGACGTGGTCGAACGCATCGTACATGCCGCCGCGCCCGAGGATCGCCTTGGTCCGCTTTGCCTTGGTCGACTTGAGCGCGTGGCTCTCGTCGCAGATCAGCACCGTAGTGCCGCCAGCAGAGTTGGCCCAGCTCTGCAGCTGGTCTTTCCGCTTGGTGGCAATCTCATAGGACATGACGAGGATCGGCTCTGGCGGCAGGTCGCCCTTACCCTTGGCCACGATGGCGGCAGGGCACTCGAGCCAGTCACTGGCTACGTCGGCCCACATCGGCAGCGCGATCGGCGGAGCAATAATCAGCACGCGGGCTGGATCAACGAGCTTGGCAGCCTCGAGGCTGGTCAGGGTCTTACCTGTGCCCATGCCGTTGAAGCATCCGGCGAAGGGGCGCACAGCCAGAAACTGCGCGTCCTCCACTTGGTGTGGCATTAGTTCGATCATTTGAAGTCTCCGTAGGTTGGTTGGTGGGTGCACCATAAGTGCTTATCTTAGGGATCGTCAAGACGCTTTCGTCGTGACGCAGGAAATACAGTCGAGGCCGTTCTGGACGCCCATCCGGCG